ACTGATAAATATGCTGCCTCGTGTAAAGTATATTGTGATTGTTGTTTTTATATTTTTATAGTAAAAATATATTATAGTTTTGACAAATATTTTTATTGAAAGTCATATTCAATAATATTTGTTTTTTCTATTTTTGGTGCTGTTACGAGACAATATGTATAATACTTATTCTTTAAGTATATTTATATTTATATGTTCAAAATTCGATTTTCATTTATCAATAAAAAATAGGAAAATAACAAAAATCATTATATGAATATTTTCAATAATATAAATAATGAATTTGATAGTGATAATGAAAGTGATTTAGATACTTCTTGGATTGAAGAACAAGAAAAATTACAACAAATCAATACAAATTATTTTAAAGAACCTATGGAAACCATTGATATTTATTTTATTTATATTAATACAAATGATTATATTGAGAAAATAAATTGTATGCCGTATAATTTAACTATAAATGATAATAATAGTATTATTCATAATAAAGATGTTATCAGTTTAATAGAACAACATAAGTATTTATCTAATAATAAATACAAAATTCAAGATATTTTACTCTATAATGTTTCATTACAACCAGAAAATATTCAATCTTATTCTAAAAATGAACAACTTTTAGAGAGTTCATCAAAATTCATTGAACCCTTATCTATTATCAATGATTTTATCATACCTCCTTCCATTTTTATTTTCCATAAAATCAATTCTATTTTTTTTATTTTTAAGCAACTTCAAGAGATTAAACCAATACCCAATTCGATATTGAAATCTTCTATAAAAAATAATGGTAGTAACGATAACAAATGTATTGATAATACTATTGATAGACATAAGTGTACTAAAAAAGTTCGTATTTTAGAAAAAGATACTATAACCAAACTAAAACCAAAAAATATAATTACTCGTAAACAAAAAAAATAATTATTATATTATGTTTCTCCATTTGGATTGGATTTTGCTATTCGGGTTGGTTCTCTAATTGTTGTTGTTGTTGTTGTTGTTGTTTTTGCTGTTGTCTTGTTGATTGTCTATTTAGCTTTCGTTCATTGATTTTTATAATATTTTGTTCTATTTTTCTATTTGACACATATATATAAGTATTATAACATTTTATTAAATATATTGTTATTTCTCTACACACATTATTATACTTATTTGTATTTTGTAATAATTTAAGTAAATTATAGTGATTATTCATATTATCTATAATGTGTTTTATTTTGAATGGTTTCTTTATAGAAATACGTACATAGCTTTCTCTTATATTATATTCATATATTAAGTCTTTAAAATATTGTATTGGTTCTTGAATACGCAAATAGGTATATATTCTTCTCCTTTCATTACTAGGATTTCTAATAATTGTGTTCAATGTTTTTACATTCATTTTATTTATTATATTAAACATTTCATTATCATATTTTTGTTTTATTAATATTAATCTTATTTCTGGTGTTAACATATAACTTTCTATTAAACGAATAATATCAGTTGGTAGTATTGAAATTTTGTTTAAATATTCTGTTTCTATCTTAGTTTCTTTATAATTTTGTTGTATTTTTACTATTTTATTTTGAAATTTTTTTTCTTCTAATTCTTTGAGTTTTTCTTGTTTTATCAATAAGTTTTTAATTATTTTATTCACTTCATTATTCATAACAGATTTAAAGTTGTGTAAATATTTTTCAATTAAACTATAATTTTGGTTTAGGTCATTTATATTACTCTCATTATTTTCATTATCATCACTATGATTATATATATTGATCATCGTGTCTTCATCTGAACGGTACAAAGCACGCTGTGTTATTTTTATAAAATCATCTATATCACTACTATCTTTTATTCTTATACTATTCATATCAGTGAATAATAATTTTTTTAATTTTATTCCAGTTTTATTCAAAAGTGATTTTTTTAATTCTTCTTTTTCAGTATCCATTATTTTAATTATACTATTATTATAAGACCAAGTGAATGTGTTTGGGTCACTCTCATCATTAGTCTCAGTATTAGTATTCATTTTGTATTTTATTGTATTGAATATTATATAATTATTATTATTATTCAATTTTATGAACCTATATAAATATTAGTATATATGTTTTACTATCAGTTTGATAAATGAACTCGACATCGAATTTGGATTATAATTGTTCTAATAAACATCATTTTTGTAAAGAACAAATTATTCTTCTCTATTATAATATTACACGAAAAAATAATGATGTCGATAATAATAATTCATTATCTATTATCTTTGATAATTTACTTGGTTCTCTTAAAAAATATATTCATTTGGATAATAGAAATATCAAGTTAATGAATAATAAGGGTAAAAAAAATAATAAAACAGAAAAGTCTACAGAAAATCAATATATACAATATTTGGTTCTCATATATAAAATGGTTGGATATAAAAGAGATTGTTTTTATGGTAAAGGAGAACACGAATTATCTTATATGATGCTTACTGTTTTATATAAATATTATCCTATATTAGCTATTTTTGCTTTACATAAATTTATTCAACAACCTATTCATAATAATGATGATAATAGAAATAATAAAAAAAATTGTAATAATAGTGGAGAACAAAGTTATGGCTCTTGGCGTGATATTAAATACTTTTGTGAATATTTGAGATGTAATACAACCGAAAGTATTCGTCATCCACTTATCAAATATAGTATTCGTTTCATGAATAATGCTTTGAAAAAAGACTATGATAATTGGAATAATGTATTGGATAGTTATTTTCAAAAAATTATTAGTAGTTCTTCTTTTTCTTCTATTGAAAATATTAAAAAACCATTAGCAAGAGAACATTTATCCGCGGTCTGTAAATGGATACCAAGAGAATATAAAAAATTCGATTGGTTAAATGAAATGCTTGTTATTGACTGGTTTGAAACGTATAAACCATATTACCTTTCATCACATAAGTCTGTTGCTGGATATTATAATTCTCTTAATAAATGTAAGTTACTTTATAGGAAAATGGTTTCTAAATTGAATAAAGCACTTGATACTACTGAAATTAAACTCTGTTCTAATCAATTGGATGAAATTATACCAAAAAATATTCCTCAAATTATGTTTATGAAAAATAAAAACAAATTATGGTATAATAATATTATCGATAATTCTAAATTAGAATTCATTACAAACAATAATAAATCATTGAAACAAAAATGTTCTTTTGAATTTCAGCGCCATTATGAAAAAAAGTATTTTTTATTATCACCTTTTCAACATAATAGAGAACATAATAAAAACATACCGAATGATATTCCGATTTCCCTAATAATTAGAGAAGCATATAATTTGTATAAATTACAAAAATCATTTGAAAATAATCCCAATATTATAAACGGTTCTCAAAATATCCAATTAAAAATTGATATTTTAAATCATCAATGGAACCAAATTTCTTCTATTATTGGTACTGAATTATTAAATGATTTTATACCTATTGTTGATATTTCTTTCGAAATGAATAAAATTAGCGACCATTTTTTCTCTTCTATTGGGTTTGCATTTTTAATTTGCTGTCGCAGTTCTCTCGATAAACGAATTATTAGTATTGACCATCAACCTACATGGGTTAATTTGGATAATTGTAATGATTTGTTCTCAATGATTTCTACTTTTTTTAATTCTATTACATCAAGTTCAAATACTAATTATAATATAGCTGAGGTATTTGATATGATAATCGATTGTATTTCCGAAACAAAGATGTCTTATCGAAAAACCGCAAAATTATCGCTGGTTCTCTTTCATAATAATAATTTATCTACTAATTTTCATAGTTTGATTACCGAATTATTTTATGCAAAGGGTATTCGTAGTTCTCGTGGTAAACCATTTCCAACACCAAGGATGGTTTATTGGAATATTTCTAATTCAAATTTTTGTGAACTACCATTCAATATAACAGATAAAAATGTGTTTTCATTATCTGGATTATCAAGTTCTCTTATTCGTCATTTATATTTATTAGATAATGTTTTTATTGATAAAAGTAGTAGCGATGTTACTAACAATAGTAGCAATAACGGTAATAATAGTAATTCTTATGATTTAATTTGTAATATTTTAAATAATGATAGATATGATATTTTGGGTAATTATTTGATGAAATTATATAATATAAATATATAACACTATTTTAATAAAAGAGAATTTATGTCTGAAATAGAAGAAGTTGATATTGATTTTTTTGGTGGGGGTAATGGCGATATTGATAAATTAACATATAATGATAAAATACGATTTATTAGTCAAGGCACATACGGGTGTGTTTTTCGCCCTGCTATTAATTGTAAAGGAAATTTATTAAAACCTTCGTTTATTACAAAAATACAAAGTGAAAAATCAAATTCTGATAAAGAGACACATATTGGTTATAAAATTAAAAAGATAAAAGGATATAGTGAATATTTCGCACCGATTTTGAAAACTTGTAATATATCATTAGCAAATATTAAAAATGATGAAATCAAAAAATGCGACTTTATTGATAATAAAACTACCAAAATTATTTCTAATAAAATGAAATATGTTGGTGATAAAACCCTTTTTGATTATTTTACCTATATTTTAGAAGAAAAACCAGATATTATAACAGATACTTTATTTGATTGTTATTTACATTTATTACAAGGCATTGATATTTTACAAAAACAGAATATTATTCATTATGATTTAAAAGAAAACAATATTATGTATGATGAAACACTAGACTATCCTATTATTATTGATTTTGGTTTATCTTTTGAAAGTTCCGATTTACGTAAATATAAAAAACTGGTTGAAGCATTTTATGTTTATGCACCAGATTATAAACCTTGGTGTTTTGAAATTAATATTATTTGTTATATTATTCATAATGTTGAAGAAAATGATTTGGATAATAATATTTCTATTTCTCTTTTGAATAACGTAATTGATGATGTATTTAAGGAAAATCATTTGTTTAAACATTTCAAAGAAAATAATGAAATCTATAGAAAATCCTTGAAAGATTTTATTAATCTATATAGTGATTTATCTTATAAAGAATTAATCGATGAATTGGTATCTTTTAGTTATTCTTGGGATAATTATTCGTTAGCAGTCATATTTTTATATTCTATTTATCAATTGAAATTAGACCCCGATATGTTTCCATTCAATAATTTGATTAAAACAATGAAACAAATCATTTTTTCTGCACCGAATGCTCGTATTGGTATTAACGATACAATAAATATAGTTAATGATATTTATGATGATATGATATAAGTTATACATATGAACAGTTGAACCCAACCATAATAGGTTCTATGGTTTTCCAACTAACTAAGCAACTTAATAAATGATGTAAAAAAAGTTTTCGTATTTTTTACACCATTGCGCATTTTGAATGTGCAAAGGTGTATTTTAGTTTTTCTTTTATAATATTACTTTTTATTTGACTATATTACCTATTTATAGAGTGCATTATTAATATATCTAATTATTTCTAATTCCAAATTTTCGCTATATTCTTCTTCCATTGTATTATTATCTTTTATGTATTCTTCTTTATTTTCACTACTATATTCTTCGTCATGATATTTATACCCGTGAAGATTTAAAATGGGACGCTCCATAGGAGCGTCATTTGAAATCGTAACTGGTAACTTAGTTGAAGAATTAAATGGTGTCCCATTTGAATTCTTCAACGGTGTAAAATTATCAATCCCCAAATTTCTATTGGATAAAAATTCTATATATGGTATTATATCAATCGATATATCCATTTCATAATATTCTTCATCTGTAAAAATCGTTGAACTATCTATTTTGCGTGATAAGTATAATTGGATTATATAAATGATATAATTTTTTATAATGTTCGTATATATTTGTTCATTATATTTATCAACCATTTTATTTTTAAAATTTTCATCTTGCATCGACTTTATAAATCGTTGATAATCATAACTTCCAATTGTTTTCAAACTGATTATACTATCTATATATTCTTGAAATGTTTGTTGTTTGTATATATTTATATTATGTATTGGTATTCCATATTTAGTTTTTCTATATAATGATGTTAAATATTTTAATGGCATATGCATTTCATTCATTATCTTATTCCATACTTCTTCGTCATTTTTATATTCCATTAATTTTGTTCGATAAAATTCTTCACCTTCAATTTCGGATACTATGAAACAATATTTTATATAACAATTGTTTGCTATAAATGTTTTGATAAATTTAACATATTCAGTATTATATTTTTGTTGTGACATTTTGACGGGGCTTTATTTGTAGTAGTTATTGAAATTGAACTTTTATTCGGTTTTATATAAAAAAATATTATTGAAATATAAATAAATTTTAATTATATTTCAATTTTTTCATTTTTATGTTCCTTTGGTTATATTATAAAATCTATTTTTGTATGTTTTTTTAATTTTTTCTGATAATATGTCTGGGTTTAATCTATCATCTATTATTTCTTTATCTTTGTTTACTTTTTTTTCTATTTGTTGTTCCAGTAATACTTTTTTTCTATATTCTATTATTTCTTCTAATAAAACTTCTTTATTCTTATTACAAAAATCATTATATGCTTCTGCTGGAGATATAATTTTATTATTTTTTTTTTTTTCTTCTTTACT